CAAACTGGACTGAATGAACAGCTTGCTGTCCGTATCGCCGAGAATGCGGTGGCCATGGGCATCAGTGGAACCATCGTTTGGGAAGAAGTCGGGAAGGTTCCCGGCGAAAGCTAATTAAAGGGTAGGCGTGATTAGAGAGGGGCAACAAGCCCACCTCCGTAGCAACAGCACTAAGCAATAGGAGCTTATCATGGTTAAGGAAAACATACTTACTTCACTTCATGGCCGTCAACTCGGCATGAATTCATCTGGTCACCTCGTGAACGCACGAGACAAAGCTGATCAATCANTATATCCGACCGCTAACGTGGGTAACATCAATGACAACGTGGCAACTACCACCGCAGGATCGACCGCCAAAAACTATGGCATGACCATCTTGTCAAGCGGCACGGCGACCGCGGCATCCTTCGAGATCGAAGCACCCGCTCCCGGCGTGTCACTGGAACTGCACATCGCAACCAGTGCGTCCGAGATCACCTTTGGTGGTACGGCAACCAGCATTATCTTTAAGCCGGCGATAGGCGGGGTTGGTTCCTCGTTGTTCTTGTCCAAGATAAACAACGCTGGTGGCGTAGTCCAACTGCGTGGCGTGACCACATCACAATACAATGTGATTGGCTCGACGGCCGGCATGACCATCGGCTAACCAAGAAAGGGCTGTAATGGCCAAGAGGCGTAAGAAGAAGGCAGGGGGGCCAGAGAAGGTTCCCCAGCCCAAACAGAGAAAAGTAGCAATATTAGGAACGTGTCCGAGCAGAACAGAAGCACCCGTCAATGATCTCGATTGGGAGATCTGGACCATCGGTCCAGGCGGCAAGAATGTTCAGCGATGGGATAGGTTGTTCGAGGTACACGGGCCAGACACTTGGCCTCCTGGCTTTCGGGAATACCTCGAGGAACTGAAGTCCGTCCAACCTCCACGCATGATCTTTACTGAGGCGCCGATGCCTGATTGGCCGGCGGGTAAGGTGATACCCAAGGACCATTACTTCCAGAAATATGGTCGGATGTGGTTTCAGTCGCAAATCTCTTATGCCTTGGCGATGGCCATTGATGAGGGTGTGCAGACCATCGGCATCTACGGCATCGATCTGGAGGCCGGCGAAGAGTATCGGTCTCAGTTCACAGGGGCTCGGTTCTTCATTGATGTGGCTCGGCTGGCCGGCATCACGATTATCCTGCCTGAAGGGTGTGGCCTGACACGAGATCCGAACCCATATCCTGATGCCTGGGAGACCCATCTGGCGATGACCATGAAGTCGAAGATCGCCTTCCTCGAGGGAATGCACTCATCCAAGAGCGCAGCCTTCAAGCAGATGGAAGCTGAACTGATCGGGCTGCAAGGGGAACTCAACGCNTATAAGTTCATCCAATCGCTCTATGTGATCAGCGGTGTGGATCCAATGACACCCACGGCAAACCCTGAAGAGACATTATCCGAGAAGGTTGAGCGCATCGACCTGATGATGCGCGGCATTGTGGACGGGCAGGGTAACATCCTCACTCGAGATCCCGTGCTTGATCAAGCAGTTGCCGCTTTACCTGAAAACCATGAGTGATCTTCAAGACACATTAGATGAACTGACAACCCTGCCGGCCGAAACCAAGGACGCTATTCGGACCCAGCGGCGGGAGAGGACCAAGCATCTCAAGTGGCAACCAACACCGGGACCACAACACGAGGCATTCGAGAGCGAGGCCGTCGAACTGTTGTATGGTGGTCAAGCTGGTCCGGGTAAGACNGATCTAATCCTGGGGCTGGCCTTCGAGGCTCACCTCAGATCTCTGATCATGCGCCGGCAGTACACTGATATGGGAGCGATGACTGAGCGCGCCATTGAGATCAATGGATCTCGTGACGGCTACTCAGGATCTCACCCGATGACGATGCGGCCGACCGGCAGAGAGGATCAACTGATCGAGTTCGGCGCCTGTGCCAAGATGGGAGATGAGCAGCATTGGCAGGGCCAACCTCACGACCTCGTGGCATTCGATGAGACCGTGCAGTTCTTAGAGCAACAGGTCAGGTATCTGTGTGGCTGGAACAGATCCACGGTCAAGGGTCAGCGGTGTCGCATTGTGATGGCAACCAACCCTCCCATCACCGCCGATGGCTATTGGATCATTCCGATGTTTGCACCATGGCTCGACATTACATTCCCGAACCCAGCTAAGTCAGGTGAACTGCGCTGGGTGCTGACGGATCCTGATGGCAGGGATATGTGGGTTGACGGACCCGATGATGTGAAGACATGGAACGGCCAGGACTATCACCCGATTTCAAGGAGCTTCATCCATGGCACACTCGATGATAATCCGTACCTCATCAACACAGACTACTCTAAAAGATTGGATCAACTGCCAGAGCCCATGCGTTCTGCTTACCGCGATGGTAACTTCATGGCCGCTCGTGAGGATACGGCGAACCAGGCTATCCCTACTGCGTGGGTACTCGAAGCGCAGAACAAGTGGAANCCGGAACCACCACAGGGTATTCCGATGTGTGCGATTGGGGTGGATGCATCTGGCGGTGGACAGGATCCACTGATCTTAGCCATCAGGCATGACGGCTGGTTTGCACCAATGATCGAGATCCCTGCTAAAAACATCCCCACGGATTCCATCGGCCGGTTCTCGGCTGGTGTTATTGTCTCACATCGCCGGCAGGATGCCGCGGTGATCATTGATATGGGTGGCGGCTACGGAGGATCGATGTATGAGCATCTCAAAGACAACCGGATTGACCCCATCCCCTATAAGGGTGCGGAGAAATCCAAAGCTAGGACTAGTGACCGGCAACTCGGCTTTACGAACAAGAGATCACAGGCTATCTGGCAGATGCGTGAAGCCCTTGACCCCAACCAAGACGGAGGGTCTCCGATTGCATTGCCACGGGATCCAGAACTACTGGCCGACCTCACCGCTCCTACCTTCGAGATAGCACCCAATGGGATTAAGATCGAACCCAAGGAAAAGGTGGTTGATCGGTTGGGTAGATCAACGGATAAAGGCGATGCTGTTTGTATGTCATGGTATGGTGGAGACCGCCGGCTGTATCAGGGCAAGTTCACGCATTCCCGCAATCGCAAGCCAGAAGTAATGACCAAGCGCACCCAACGAGGCCAGAGGCAGAGACGATGATCATACGTCGAGCGGATATGACCGACATCCCCGAATTAATAGAGATGGCAGAAACCTTTATTAATGAATCTGGCTATGCTATAGAGTATTCAGAAGACAACAGCCGAAACATCTTCGGACTGTATGTCCAACAGCCTTCTTACGATATCCTTATCGGCAAAGATGAAGGCAATCTCACAGGCGGCGTAATGGTGGTAGCTTCCACTGAATTCCAGGCACGGCCCTTTGGCTATGTTTCGAAGTTCTTTGTGAAGCCAGAGCATCGAGACGCCAGGACAAGTAGGGCTCTGATGTCAGCCATGATGGAGTGGTTTGCGGTGTTTGATGTGAGCCATGTATTTGTAACAGCGACAGCAGGACTGTCTGAGAGAGACCAACGAGCTTTTATCTTATTGATGAAGCGCGCAGGGTTTAAGGAAGAAGGTCCGGTCATGTATTTGGAGAGATGATATGTCAAAACTAGCAGCCGCACTTCCAGTTATTCAAGGCATCGGTACGGTGATGAGCGTGGCCAACATGGCCAAGGGGCTATTTGGCGGTGGTGGAAAACAACAACAACAGCAAGCAGCTCCCGCGGCACCACAAACCACCCTCGCACCAGAGGTTGAGAGGAAACCAGAGGCACCAGATCGAAAGCGTATACAGGCGCAGAACGAAAGGCGTAATGCTNTGCGTCGAGGCAGCAGGGTTGCGACTACGACATTCGACAGTGAGTCCCTTGGAGGAGATTGATCATGGGTAAATTTGCAGCAGTAATACGAGCCATCACACCGCCACCAGCACCACCGCCACCTCCGCCACCGGCACCGGCACCGGCACCAGTTCAGGCGGCGCTGCCGGTTGCTGCTGCGGCAGCAGCAAGGGGACCAACTATCCCAACAGCAGCCGGCAAGCGCGCAAAGGATACACGGCGCCGAGTGAGTTCTAGAGCATCGACCGTCCTCGGTTCAGGCGGTGAAAGTTTAGGAGACTAATATGAGTATCCTCCTCCGCCGACACAAAAGGCTGATGGAACAGGATAGCTCTCTCTACAAGTCCCAGCGTGACACCTTGATGATCCTGTGGCAAGAGATAGCCGAGCAGTTCTATCCTGAACGTGCAGACTTCACCTACCAACGGATAGTCGGTGAGACCTTCGCAACCAACCTCGACACATCGTACCCCGTGCTTGCTCGGAGAGATCTGGGCAATGCTTTTGGCTCGATGCTCAGACCTCCTGCGAAGGAGTGGTTCCACATCAGGAAGAAGAACACCCAACACGACGACAGCAACGAAACCGAGCGTAAGTGGCTTCACAATGCTGAGGAGACGCAACGGCGCGCAATGTATGATACTGAGTCTGGTTTTGTCCGGGCAACCAAGGAGGCAGACAACGACTACGCTGCCTTCGGTCAGTGTGCAATCTCCAGTGAGTTAGCAACCACANCGGCAACAGGTCAGATCCTGCTACATCGATGCTGGCATCTCAGGGATATGGCGTGGGCAGAGAATGAGTTCGGCGCCGTCTCGCAGATCCATCGCAAGTGGAACCCCAAAGCACGACAGTTGACAGGGATATTCCCAAAGACTGCATCCGAACATCTGAAGAAGCTGGCAAAAGAGGACCCCTTTAAAGAGATCAACTGCCGGCACATCATTGTACCAGCACATGAGTATGATGATGAAGGTGAGAACAAGAACTGGAACGGCCGGCCATGGGTATCGGTGTATCTGGATCTTGACCACGAGACCGTCCTCGAGGAGGTCGGCATCTGGAATAAGCATTATGTCATTCCCCGCTGGCAGACTGTGAGTGGATCACAGTATGCTTACTCCCCGGCCACCGTTGCGGCTCTACCTGATGCGAGGCTCATCCAATCGATGACCTACACCTTGCTGGCCGCTGGGGAGAAAGCGGTGGATCCTCCCCTGATCGGTGTGGCCGAGGCTATTAAGGGCGGCGTCGAAGCTTTCCCCGGTGGCTTCACCGCGGTCGATGCTGTCTATGATGAGCGTCTCGGTGAGGTAGTTCGGCCATTACATATGGGTGGTGAGAAATACGTCCCGGTTGGCATGGAGATGATGCAGGATGTCAGGCATATGATTGCCGAGGCATTCTATCTCAACAGGCTCAACCTACCTGACACCAGTTCAAGTGACATGACGGCCTTTGAGGTGTCCAAGCGCATCGAGGAGTTCATCCGTAATGCGTTGCCACTGTTTGAGCCCATGGAGACTGACTACAACGGCGCACTGTGTGAGCAGGACTTTGATATCCTGTTACGCAATGGCGCCTTCGGATCTCCGCAAGAGATGCCTGAAGGTCTGCGTGGCCAGGAGGTTGAATTCAAGTTTGAATCTCCGCTCAACGAAGCCATGGACCGGATCAAAGGTCAGCAGCTACTCGAGGCCAAAGGTGTTGCGGTCGAGATGGAACCACTGGATCCGATGGCTCTCCGTATGATTGATTGGCGCACTGGTATGCGAGATGCCCTGCATGGTATCGGAACGCCGGCAGATTGGATGGTTGATGACGGTGACCTCGACAAGATCCAAGAGGAAGAGCAGAACAAGGCGGCGATGGCTGAGTTGGCTCAGACCGTAGCGGCAGGATCACAGGTTGCCCAACAGGTATCCCAAGCGGATCTGATGGCGGCTCAAGCTGAAGAGGCACAGGCTCAAGTGCCACTGCCTGAAGAGGAGGCTGCTCTTATCTAATGGGTAAGTTTGTCTCAACGGCACAGGCGCAGGATAAGAACAGCTTCTCGGAGATGTTCAAGAATATGCCATACAATCCTGGGCCTGGAGAGACGCCGATGGGTGGATCTCGAAATATGCCATATCATTCGGACAGCGACACATCAGTGATGACGCCGATGTTTGATTCTGGAGGCGGCGGCTATGATTATGACTCCGCAAAGAAGGCTGGCATGAGCAGAGACAGCACCGGCCACTATGGGTCAGTGATTGAAACAACAAAAGAGCAGCGGCAGAAATATGATCTGCCTGAAGAGAGCTACATGATCCTCAAGGGTAAGAAGCACAAGACCTTTCATAAGACTGTTGCCGGTGAGGAGAAGCGTGGATTTGAAGTCAAGAAACTTGGAGACAGATATTATTCTGTTCCGAGGAGGAGGCGATAGTTAGATGACACAAAAGCTGGTTTTGCTGCCGGCTGATATACAGGACGCATATGCGATCCAGGCGGTAGCACGAGGCGAGGGAGGCCCACATGAACAAGAGCGCGCAATCAAGTGCATTATTGAGGAACTCGCCGGCACATACAATATGACCTTCGACCCCAACAGTGAGCGATCAACATCGTTCAACGAAGGCTCCCGCAAAGTAGGACGGACAATAGTTGGGATAATCAACTGTAACTTAGAGAATGTTACAAAAGCAGAGAAGCGTATCTTAAAACGGAAAGGAAAGACCGATGGCTGAAGTAGCCTTAGATGTAACACCTGAACCAACCCCGGAACCCACACCAGAGCCAGCACCAGAACCTACCCCGGAAACCACACCGGAGCCAACACCTGAACCCGCACCGGCAGAGAATGTCTGGCGGGACGATTGGCGCACGGCAGTGGCTGACGGCGATGATCAGTTCGAGAAGCGGCTCGAGCGGTTTGCCTCACCAAAAGACATGGCAAACTGGACAAAGAATGCTGAGAGGCTATTCAAACAAGGCGGCGATCCAAACCCGTTCCCAACTAAAGGGACCGAGGAAGAGCAAGCAGCCTGGAGAACCAATCACGATCTGCCGGCCGAGGCCGCTGGGTATCGTGAGGCATTGCCTGAAGACATCCAGATCCCAGACGGTGACATGGGGTATGTCGATGCATTCTCTGAAATAGCTCACAAGCACAACCTCTCGCCGGCAGTGGCCAATGAGATGGTTGCAGCTATCTACAATCATCAGTCTGCTGACCTTCAATCCCAGCAGTCACTGGATGAATCCGAAAGCCGTGATACCATGTCTGCGCTGCGAGAGGATTACGGCGCCGATACCAATAAGAATATGGTGGCACTCAAGGGTTGGCTGACAGGATCGGGCTCACCTGAGTTCGTTGAGAACCTGATGGCTGCTCGGATGGGTGACGGCAGGGCATTGTTCAATGATCCCGAGGCAGTCAGGTGGTTTGTCGATAAGATGTACCAGATTGATCCTGCGGCCACGACAGTTCCAGGTGAAGGGTCTGATCAAGCCAAGGGCATCGAGGGTGAGATGGCAGATCTCGAGAAGCTGATGCAAGACACCAAGGGTGAATACTACGTTGGTGCTAAAGCTGAGACGCATCAGGCTCGATATGCTGAACTGCTGCAAGTCAAGCAGCGGATGGATGAAAGAGCGGCGAGATGAGGGCAATCCATGAAAACACGGTTATCCAAATCGACATCACCAACGCTTGTCACCTCAACTGTGCAAACTGTACGAGGTTCGTTGGTAACCACCGTCAGCCATACTTTATGTCGCTCGGAGATTTTAAGCGCGCCGTTGAATCATTGGAAGGATTCCCAGGTCGGATCGGTATCATGGGTGGAGAACCAACACTCCACCCACAGTTCCGAGAAATCCTGACCTTAATGAGGGATATGGTTCCCAAAGAGAAGCGGGAGTTCTGGACGGCTGGGTTTAAGTGGGGAGAGTATAAAGCTGACATCCATAAAACCTTCAACCGGGAGCGTGTGGCGTTTAATGACCACTCCCAAGCGAGTGGCCGGCACCAACCGCTACTCGTCGCAATCAGTGAGGTGGTTGACGATCACGAATTACGAGAGTTGCTCATCGAGAACTGCCCTTTCCAATCAAGCTGGTCAGCAGCCATCACACCTAAAGGCGCCTTCTTCTGCGAAATAGCCGCGGCCCAGGACTATTTGTTTGATGATCCCGGCGGCTACGAGGTTAAGCCAGGATGGTGGAGGCGTGAGCCCGAGGATTTCCAAGATCAGGTGATGGAATATTGCGGATCCTGTTCTGGCGCGCTGCCGATGGAAACACTCAGCGATGGCAGGGGAGGTCGTGACGGCCACGCTCCTGACATGATGACCCGTGGCAACTATGAAAAGCTATTAGCCATGGGATCACCCAAAGCGGCGAGAGGTGTAGAGATCTGGACCCGCAAGATGACTAAAGACGATCTCCCTGAAGATTGGAACCCGAGATCGTTCCGAGACTTTGAAGCCCACAACCCGGAGGACTATGATGGTAGACAGAGACCTGTTGACTTAGACACCACATCTTGTGTATAAGCGGAAGGACGGACAACCCACCCATATAGATAGACTGTGGCCCCGAGGCATTAACTTTCTAGACGCGGCACCTGACACGACCGCCGAGGCCCGGATTTCCGACAACCCTCATTAATCGTTGAAGGCCAACCCTGCTGACGGAATCAACCCTGTTAGAGAAGGATATTGGCTATGCCTCAAATAGCATATCAAACCCAATACCGGCAGGAATTCATCCATGGGTTCGAGGACAGACAATCCCGTCTGCGCTCGACCACTGTGCAAGAGACCGTGATCAAGGGCAACAAGGCAACCTTCTTGGTAGCTGATAGTGGCTCCGCGGCAGCTAGCACTCGTGGCGTGAATGGCCTCATCCAGGCCCGTGCAGATAACTTGACGCAGAATACTGCAACCCTCAAGGAATGGCACGACCTCGTCCGTAAAACCGGCTTCAACGTCTTTGCATCACAAAGCGATCAGAAGCGGATCATGCAAGAAACCTCAATGGCTGTTATCAATCGCAAGATCGATGACGATATCATTACGGTTCTTGACACTGCCACCAACGACACCGGCACCAGCGCGATTGCTACCCTCGATATGGTAGCTAAATCAAAAACCATCTTGGGCGATAATTTCGTACCATGTGAAGAGGAAGATAATATGTTCGGCCTCATCACACCGGCTTTTGATGCGTATCTGATGCAAGTGTCTGAATATGCTTCGGCTGATTATGTGAGCGTTCAACCGTTCACCGGACCAGCCCGTATGTTCAAGCGTTGGTATGGCATTAACTGGATCGTTCATCCTCGCCTCACTGGTTCTGTTGGAGCCGGCGGTGCAGGAACGACTGAGCAGTGTTATCTCTATCATCGCAATGCCATTGGCCATGCGGTTGATAAAGAGACCATGCAGTCTCCGGTTGGCTACGACGAAGAACAGGATTATTCCTGGGCTCGTTGCACAGTCTTCATGGGTTCGGTCTTACTTCAAAACAGTGGCGTAGTTCAGATGAAGCACGATGCATCTGCCTACGGCGCATCATAGGAGGATTAAGACATGGCTTATGCAACTTATGACTCCACCAGCCCTAACCCGATTGCTCTCGCATATCAGCCGATTGCTCAAGGTTCTACGGGTGCCAAAGCATGGACATATGTCTCGACGCACTTGAAGACAGACATTGGTGCTTCCGACTTCATCTCTGACGGTAATGATTTGGGTGTTAATGTTAACGACACCCTCCTCGCCATCTCTGAGAGTTCGGGCGTATCGTTCCATCGCTGCACGGCGGTCGGATCAACCTCGACAACTTGGTCTGCTGGTCTCGTGATCAGTTCGGCATCGTAGTTGGTAGGAGGAACGAATGGCTTATGAAACAGGCAACCCGCCACATCTAGCTGGCGATCAGCCCGTTGCGGCACCCCGGACTTGGAAATACAAGTCCACTCACCTACAGGCTGTAGTCGGCGCGTCCGACCACATCTCAAACGGTGAAGACATCGGCATGGTGGTTGGTGATACGGTATTTCATATCGGTTCAACAACCTATGTGCTGACATCTCACTCGGTGACAGCGGTGGCGTCAACATACGCAAGCTTGACATCTGGACTTGTGATTAGTTCAGCCTCCTAGACGACAACGTCATCAACCGTGGGGGGCGTCCATCATGGCGGTGGGCGCCCCTTGCTTTAACAGAAGGAGTATTCCCAATGGCGAAAGCCAAAACCAAAGCCAAAGAAGAAGTAAAACCCCGCGAGCCTCGTAAGCTGGCGGCGATTGACTTTCAGTTGAAAGAAACCGTACAGGCCCAATACACGGCCCTCGTGCCAACCGACACAATCTTTGAAGACTGCATGGAACCAATGTTCTGGACCCATGTTGCTGCTCAGATGCCAACGATGTCGGAGGTGACCTTGATCCCCAAGGATGGATCTTGGTATGGCCGAGTGTTCGTCCGCTATTCTGATCGAACATCTGCGAAGGTGGCTCCGCTGGAATATCACGACCTCAATACAATGGTCTATGAAGACACCGACGATTCGGATTTCGGGATTGATTTCACAACGGCTGAAGGCTTCCGGGTTATAAGGAAGGCAGATAGCACAGTGCTATCCAAAGGTCATAACACCCGCGAAGACGCAGCGGAGTGGATGGTCGAACACAATAAAGCGATGGCTGCATGACCACGCAGCTAACACTCTATAACGGTGCGCTCCGCTTGTTAGGTCAAGCGGAGTTAGCCGCCGTAGATGAGGACCGTGAACCGCGGCACGTTCTCGATGGCTGGTATGAAGACAAAGACGGCCGGCGCGCCTGTCTGGAACATGGTCTTTGGAACTTTGCCATGAGAGCGGTCAAGCTTGATTACAACTCAGCCATCGAGCCAGACTTTGGGCTGAGACGGGCATTCAACATTCCCAGTGATTATGTCCACCATCACGAGATTTCCTCGGATGAATACTTTTACTCACCTCTCACTGATGCTGAATTCAAGAAGGAGCAGGGATATTTCTTTGCCGACATCGATGAGATCTATGTGAGATACGTCTCAGATGATGCGTCCTACGGTAAGGACATGGCCCTCTGGCCTGAGAGCTTCATCGAGATGGTTGAATACTACCTCGCCATGAAATCCGCTCCCCGTGTCAATCCAGATAAGACTGAGGATATGACAGAGGGTTTCAAGGAACAGCGCACGATGGCGAGATCAAAGGATGCCCTGCAAGAGGGTGTTAAGTTCTATCCTGAGACAGGCTGGCAGAGATCTCGGAGAGGCCGCTTCGGTAGCCGTCGAGACATGGGTAGCCGAACCAACCTGACAGGTTAAGCATATGGGAGAGATGAATTCACCCATTGCCACTTTCAACCGCGGTGTCATNGATGACCGTGCGCTTGGACGTACCGACATCAAACGCATTGCGATGTCAGC